GACTTAATATAAACTTACTGACGTTTAATCTATCGGATGTTATTGCTACACCTTCCTTACTTACACGGAATGGTCTTGTGGGTCTGTATGCTGACCTGAATTTCTTTCCTACGTACACCTTACATGCCTGCCCGTCACTGATGTTCTCGTCGAACTCAATGATGTTGGCTATGTTAGAGTATGCAGCTATATTTAGTGGGTACTCTGTACCATCACCTGTTACTACTACTGTGTCTTCATCTATCAGATAATCTATTGGCGTTGCTACATCTGCACCGTTCGCACAATCTAGTGTTATTAAATCATCTAAGAAAATATCGCTTGTGTTAGTTGAAACACTAGAGTACATACTAAGAGTCTTTACTATCACTCTGTTATTCTCATGGCATATAAGAGTCAGTGTATCCTTCTCGAACGTCATATCAATAATAGTAGTTGTTTCTGGTAATACCCATTTACTCCACGATTGCTGTACCAATTCCCCATTGTTCTTACGGAATTGCTCGAATATGAATAACTCATTATTCGGGGCAGTTTTTGTAGTCATAGCTATCATATTAATATTTGAGTTGGCTGTTAGAGACTCTACTTCACCAGTCATATATCCAATAACTTGATGACATACGGACTTCGCCATATCTTGTGTAGTATTCTCTTGGCCTGTATAAACCTGTAGTCCTGAGCTATCACCAAAATCCATTGGTAGATAAACTTCATTACCCATAGATACGGGCTTGGCACTGGTCTGTACATCATAGGATGTGGTCAAAGGCATCGACACCGTTTGTGGGGTCACTGCTTCCGTACCGTTTATTTTAAACTGACCGTTAGCTGCTACTACTAGTAAATCCCTATTGTGGGTTGTTATACTATGGAGTGCGTCAATGTTAGGTGCACTAGATGCTACACTAACTGGGTCTGTTACTAATAGCTGTACTGCTGATGCTTTCCACCAGTTGTATAAGTCGTCTGTTTCTGACATAGACACAGTATCTTCTGCCATTACTACTAACCGTTTCTGGAAGTAGCTCATACCTGTAATCTTCTTATCTACGAAGTGTGGCTGAGGGGCTGAGTTATCGTCACCAGTACGTCTTTCATTCCACCCTACCGATGGCTCACCTACAGTAAAATCGTCTGTAGAATCGTTATATACGATGGTGTGAGGCATTGTTGAGGCATCAAGTGCATAGTCTTCAAAAGGTGAACGCTGTTCGGCCCATACAACCTCTTCCAGTATTCTTTCTGCTGGGGTATCTGCTTTTAGAGAAGAGTCTGATGTCCCTACAGCCTCGAGGTAGTATGTACCCTTATCTGATATAGGGTTAGGCTTTACTGTGATACGTGTACCATGTACAGCATACAGTGGTAACCCGTCTACTCTCTCTACTTCTTTATTAATTGCTACTATCGATTTAGAACCTTGGCCAGACTGTACGTTCACATCTGGGAATTCTCCATCATCCCTCCATATAGCTACGGATGAACCTAGAGCTATAGCGGATATATCGGCTTGTGGGTTTAGTATCGCTGCTATCTCTTCTGCAACTTTTGCAGTAGCCCTTGCTTGGTCTACTGAATCAAAGTTACCTGATGTGCCTACTAAGGGTGTAGAGTATACTGCTGTTCTTTGGTTTATTGGTCCCGGGTTTGCCCAAGCCAATACCACGTTTACTGTAACAGTTTCACCATAGTTCATAGCATCTACAACATTGATGTGTGCTACGTTCTCTATTGTGCTCTCGTCTGTACCTGTAGACATGGTTACAGTCTTATCTTTGTTTAGTACAAATGTAGTATCGTTGATGGTCTGTAGGTCCATATTATCTTTAGTACCAATATAGCCAGTAAGGTTACCCGTTACTGTTTTCTCTACATTATCTACGAAAGCGGTTACTGTCCCGTCTTCTTCTACTAACATTCTAAAATCTTTATCTCCCCGTCTATAGGAGTGATGTTTTACATCTGCTGAGGTTGAGTCTAGTAAGTGACTAGTCCATACCATAGATGGTCGCCTTGTTAGCTTCTTCACTGGGTCAGACCGGAAATTTTCTTGTAATCCTGCTTGACCTTCAGCTCTGTTTCGAGGCGATAATGTACTAACACCGTGTACTGGTGTTGGGTAAGAACCTTCAATTCTCATTAGTCTCTCCTGTTATACGTCAGGGTCTCCGAAGAATCTGACATTATTATGCGCGTATGGTCTAACACCACCACGTGCTTGTCTGACTCTCGATTTATTAAATGTATTGTATTGACCTTGTTCTAAGTCATCACGTTGTACATCAATTAGAGCGATACCAGCACTACCTGCTAGGTCTCGTTGCTTTTCTGTATCTTCTAATTCATCTCTAACGAATTCTACTGCTGCTGCATATGCACAGTACTCTTGCATAGACTCGGGCATATCATCCCATTCTAATACACGTACTATACGATGCGCTGTTACATTAGCATCGAATTGGTATGTTTGGTCATACTTGTTGTATAATTTACCTGCTCGTTTAATTACACCTGCTGTATCATCTGCTACAAAGGTAGTAATTTCTGCGGGTATAGTAATTTCTTTTGTTATTGGGTCTGGTTGGTATGTAACATTATAATCAATGTTGAACCACCACCCACGCTTCTGAGCGCGTTTTCTAATCCTATTTAATGTAGTTCTAGCGTTCGCTACGTCAGGATGTGCTGTTGTTACGTCATTAACTACATTAGAGCCAATCAGTTTTAACAGCATATTTAATGCTTCTAATTCATCCATATTAATTTCCTTTGCAAAGAAAAAAGATATAGAAACGATATGTCTCTATATTAGTGTTTAAAAATAACACTTATAAAGCCCTCCAATGAAGAAGGGCTTGAAAGTGCTACTCGTTATTAAGGAGTTGCAGTCTCTAAGTCTGGGTCGAATCTGTAGATACCACCAGCCATCTCTGCTCGGTTAGGAGTAACACCATACGATAAGTATGAGTCAATGAACCATTGTAGTTCAATATCAGAGTAGTAAACTTTAGAAGTTAGTGGAATTGTTTCACCAGCTAATAGAGCTTTAGGCATAAGAAGTAATACTTTACAGTTAACGTCTGCTTGAGTGACGTTATATGCGTTACCGTTACCAGCATTAGATAGATAATGGGTTGTACCAACATCTGCTTGCTTAGGGAAACGATTAGTTACTTGGATTCGTACACCGTTAGATTGAAGAACTTTACCCGCAGCGTAGTCGCCATTAGAGGTAGAGAAATCTTTGTCTAACAATTTGTCGTTCTTAAGAAGTGTGTAATACTGCTCTGGACGCATTAATAATACGGCTTCAGCAATATCTACATCTTTCTCTTCGATACCTTGACATAAGTCTTGGATTGCTAATTCTAGCAAATCAGGGTCTTTCTCGTCATCTACTGCATCTAGAATTACTACTGTTCCACCTTGGAAATCTACTGGTGCTGAACGAGTGATATTAGATGGCTTACTTGAAGAACCACTAGTGATAGCGTCTGCCCAACCACCTAAAGATACTGCCGCAGGGTCTACGTTAGTAATCTGTGATGCTTTGATACCTTGAACTAGGAAAGATTCATCGAAGAATTTACCGATTTCTTTACCATGTTCTACGCCTACTTCCATACGCACGTCGATGTGAGATAAGAAGTCATCTAGCAAGAATTGATTTGTACGAGCTAGTACAATTGTGTCAACCTTGACTGAGATATTATCGAAAGTAGGTGAACTGTCACTTGGACGAACGCCACGAGATACTTTCTGTAATGAGCTATGGCCCATTCTATCGTTAGTTATTGTGTCTGTTCCACGTACCGATTTAAACTTAAAGAACTGACGCATAAAGCTATCTTTAAGGAAGCGGTGTTCCACTTCTCCACCATACTGTTCGATATACAGTGGGTTTACGTTACCTGAATCAATGCCACCCTGATGTCCGTCACGGACTTGGGCTGTTGCTACTGCTTGACCTATAATTGACATTTAGCTATTCTCCTAGGAATGTCGTTTTTGTTTTGTTCTCATGTCTGCTTTATTAGCTCCACTACACATGGGATTAGAGAACGGTTAGATGCCACGGTTGCGTGATTGCATTCGTCGCTTATTTAGTGCTTTGATTTCCGGTGAGGACTCATAGCTATGACCCGCAGCGATAAGTTTCCTTAACTCGCTGTTGTAACCGGCTTTATCTAAAGGTTTCCCTTTATAATCTTGTGATAGACTATCTGCTACTTCTAAGTCAGCCGCTTGACTAAACTCTGGTGAAGCTTTAAATACAGAAATTAGTTCTTGTACTGCTAACTTAGCGGCAATACCACCTTGTGCTAATAGTGCATTAATCTCTTTTCTATCCGATACTGGTACATTTTCTTTTGCCCAACCTGCAAGTTCTTTCCATGTTTCTTCACCACCCTGCGGGTCATTGAATGCTTCATGTACTTGCTCAAATATTGCTGTGTCTTTTGCTTTTGCTTGTGCAACGTTAGACTCATGCAATCCTTGTAGTTTAGCGGCAATTAAAGATGCTACACCAGCACCATGCTTTTCTTCTAAGGCTTTTAGTATTTCAGGGGTTACTTGACCATCTGATTCTGTGACAGCTTTTGCCACTTCTTTCATGTCTAGTCCCGCATCTACTAGTAATCCTTCTACTTGTGATAAGCCAGTTTTATCGAATTCGGGTGCTGCTGCACTCTCTTCTTTAGGTGATTCTTCTGGCTTATCTTCGCTTTTTGTAGGCTGTTCTTCTGTAGCTTTGAGGGTAGGGTTACCATTCTCGTCTAGTGCTGGGTTACTTTCGTAATCAGCATTAGGACTAGCTACTTCTTTTACACCTGTGTCATTAGCTTGGGGGTTTTCTGTGGCTTGACCACTTTCTGTTTTTGTTGCTTCTTCTGACATTTTATTTATTGTCCTTCTGTTGCTTGGGCTACTGCACCAGCTTCCATACCTGCTGCTTGGGCTTGCGCCTGCGCTCGGGCTTGCTGGTTCTGTTTGACTGCTTTCTCGTCCAATAGGATTTTCTGGTAGTCCACGCCATGACCTGCACCAAGAGTTGCAATTAGATTACCATAATCAATACGGTCTGCTACTTGCTCTGGTACTTCAGCTAATGCCAATAAGTCTTGGAAGAAGGCTCTCATTCTATCCAGTTCTGAACTTCTTGATAAGGACTCTAGGCCCGTTACTATCATTGGTTCAATATCAGCAAAAATCTTATTAGCCTTTTTAAGTAGGCGTTTTGCTAATGGTCCTTGGAGTTCTGCTGCCAATCTTGAATACACACCACCTAGTGAACCTTCCAGTTCTTGTGCCTGTAATCTTATTTCCTCTGCTGTTACTCTCTCTGCATCACGAGTTACTTGAGTATTTAATAAGAATGCTGCTGCAATTCTGCGTGCTGTACCTTCAAATTTTCTATCTAGGAATTCAGTAGCTTGCGCTACTTGAGGGGAATGAACAAAGATATCTTCCTCTCTCCCATGCACATAGGCTCCTGAAGGGGCTTCTGTGATTTCTCTTACGTTAGTCATACCAGTAGGGTCTACTAGATTTTTAACGTCTGTAATAATGGTTGTATAGTCTAGTGATGCTTCTGCTAATGTTGATAAAGTATGGAAGTCACCAGCATAGTTTTCCACTAAACCTGTACCGTAATCTTTATTTCTCGTTAGATTCCAAGTCAAAGGCATCCACGGCAAATCATCTTTATGGTATAAACCTACTTTCTTATGACAATAGCATACGTCTTCCATTTCTTGCCAGACAATATAACGTTTTTTATCTATGCGCTGGATACACGTGTATAATGTTACTTCACTTTCTTCTTTGTAATCGTTTTCCATAGCTATCCTAGCGAGTTCATCACTAAGTGCTACTACAGATTTAGTCTCTTTGAGAATCATCTTAACTAGATTACCACGTAGGTCTCTTTTTACGGTGTAGTCTCGTAGACTGTAGTTCTGCATCTTTTCGTCTTCAGGCATGTACAGACAAGAATTCCCTGCAATTATAAGGTGTTGTATAACGTCAGTTAAGACTACTCTACCACCAATTGCATCTAAGTCTTTCATAGACTCTCGTTCTTGTGCTGCTAAGGCTGCATCTACTTCTGCTTCACCTAATCCACCTTCCATGACTTCTGCTCTCTGGTCCAATGTTAAATCCATCCTAAAGAATGGTCTTGATGGTTGGAACATAGTCATCATAATTTTGTTTGCTAGATTAATAACAGCTTGAGCACCAACTGATTGGTAGTCATTCTGCATTTCATCATATTCATTTAACGGGTCGTCTGGGAAAATGTTGGGTAGAGTCCAGCCAGCGTAACGCTCAATTCTGGTAAGTGTCTCTTCTCTAGCGTAGTCGCTACCCTGAAATTGGCCCTTTAACTTATATTCGCCCGTTATGTACTTAGCTTGCGCTTCTGTAAAGTTCAATGGCTTCTCCTAAATTCGTACTGTAGACCCTGAGCGTTGATTAATTTCTTCATCGTCTACTTTATCGTCTACTTCTAAGCTTACGTTAGCTAGTTGGCCAATACCTTCACCTTCGGTCTCTGCAAATACTTCTGCTTGCCTAGCTTGAGCGGCATCTTCTATAGCATCCTTCTTAGCCTGTTTCTTGGCTTTCCTTGCTTCGGTCGTTGTGTAGATTGTG